GTAGTAGAATCGCTTACAATGCCAACCTGAGCATCTAATAGTAATGCGCCAGTAATTGACATGGTTGACGTTGAGTCTATCGTTACTGTACCAGGTCTAACCCGATATACCTCAGAGTTAAACGCTGACATAGGATAAACTACAATCGACCCTTGCAATACTTTCTCAACCACCGCACTAAATGACGACCCACTAGCGGTAAGTGATACCGCTTGTTTGATCGTTAAACTTGCTGTTGAGTAGTCACTCCATCCATAGAGAAACTGGCCATATAACATTAATCTAGTGTTACGTCTAACTGGCTTGCTGAGAATCGCAGGATATCACCTGTCTCAACTACCTTTGAGCTAGTCAACGTAGCATAGGCAAGTAAGTTACCACCTGTGGATGCATCAAAGATGCCAGCGTGAGTTACTGTACCCCAGCTACCTGTTGCTGCTGGGAACTCGATGTTAGCTGAGTTACTAGCTGTGTTTCCAGTTACTGTGAATGCAGCTGATTGACGTGCATAAGCATCACCGCTTAACTCTGTACCGCCACCTGCTTCACCAGGAGTGGCTGTGTATAGTCCGATGTATAAAGTAGCTGGTGCAGTGTATGCATTGCCACCGAATACGTGATCTAGAATCTCTGTCTCTAAGTAATTAGTGAATGACATTATTTACCTCTTAATTTCATTTTTAGCCCAGTACCAGAATACTTAGAGCTGTTAGATTGACTGTTTAACTTCATGACTGCTTGATTGTATAGCCCTACCCATAGACCTAAACGCTCATCACTTTGTAAGTATGGTGCAGCGTGTACCAGTGATCCGTATAGATAGACATCATCATCTACCCAGTTATCACCAGTAGACAGTGCAGGTATTTTTGCTTGATAATACAACTGACCATCGTATGACTCATCAGGTGTAGGATATAACTCAATCTCACCTGCTACATGAGCGTAGAACTTAGGCTTACCGTTTGACTCGCTATAACGTAGTGATTGCATCTCATCAATGCTTATCATCGTTAGCGGTTCACCTGTGTCTAATTGGATACGGTTAGTCTTGATCCAATCAGTAGGCAATGTATGGTAACGGTCAGAGAATGATGTTGCTGCTCGTTTCTCCATGCGCCAGTGGTTTAGGTCACGATTAAGGTTAGCCTCACACATAGTAATAAAAGACGGGATAACAGATGTTAAATCCTGTCGGTTTAATGTGTCAGCTATCTGCGCTTTGAGTTCTTCGTATGTCATGCTAGTCCTCTAACATTTCGTCTAATTGGTTTACCCCAGCCATTGCTAGGTTGATAACCTACTGCTAGGTATCTGAATGCATCTGCTGAGTGAGATGTCCAATCATGTAAAGGACTACCTTTCCACGACTTTAAGTTATCATCCCAATCTCTACGATATTGACGTAAGCAATCCAGACCTTTCTCTGTTCTGTCTTTATCAAACCAGCATCGACCTATCATCGACCTGACTTGTTGGATGCCATCCTCTACTCTAAGCATAGGACACACCTTGATATTCGTTAACCCCATGCTACCTAGAACCTCTAAGCGACTCTTTCCAGTGCCTAGCTCTTTGACCTTTACATCATGCGGTAATATGTGTTGTTCGTAATTATACCCTTTCTCACGCAGTTTAGCCACATAGTGATCTAATGCGTTACCGCTAGACTCATAGTAGTCAATGATATGTACTTCTTTACCTACGTACTGGGCAAACCAGATAGCCGTAGAATCATCCATACCTAAATCCCATGCAGTAACAACACTTGCGTTAGAGTCATAAGGTACTGAACATATCTGGTCTTTAATCGCCATTATCTCTCTAGCGTAGTAAGCACCGTCAACATGTACTAGAAAATCACCTTCCCAGATATGGTCATATACATCTGGTCTACTCTTAGCATCTGCTATCCGCTCTTGGTTCAAGACCTCTGGGAAATACGGGTTATCCTGCCAGTTAATCTGAACTACCTTAGCGTTATCTGGTAGCTCCTCTCTAAATCTTTTGTGTGTGGCTGACTCTTTACTCTCTGGATTCCATGTTACCCATATCTCTGAGTTCTCCTCACGTACTGTAGGCATTAGCTTTCTATAAGCTGACTCACTGACACCCTCAGCCTCATCTATCCAACATAAGAGTAACTTAGCCTTAGACTTAATCGAATCTAGGTTATGTCGTAGTCCAGCGAATACATACTTAATCATGCCATCGTGACTGCGAATGTACTTCTCACCACAATCATAGTAAGCATCTAACCACGGCACTGACCTGATAGCCTGCTTGACTTCTTCCATCGAACTTTCATCCAATGAATTAAGATGCTCCCTAGCGCATAAGATGTTACCACTGATACCATTCTGTGCAGCTATGTAACCATGCACCGCAGTCATTAACGCAAATGTTCTAGTCTTACCTGAACCACGTCCACCGTATGCACCACGATAACGAGCCTCACCCTGGAATACTGGTACGAGCTTACTTGGTATCTGTAGCTTGGCTATCATCAGCTGCCTCTAAGATAATACGTGTAGGTCGCTCGGTTACATCTTCTGTAATAAGTTTCTGTGTCTCTGACCATCCAGCTTGTGTCTTTAGAAAGAACAGTATAGATGCAGTGTCACCATCGTCTATCTTTTCAAACAACTTATTGACCACATCGGTCACACGTTTTGATCTGGCTTTTTTATACGCTTCATGTACTTCTGGCTGACGTTTAAATACCTCAAACAAGGTAGTCTGTCCTATACCAAAATAAGCGGCTAATTGCTTAGTGTTTAAACTATGCGCTACTTTCTCTAACTCTTTGATTTCTTTAGCTTTAAATACTATTTTATTTGACATTACGTATTCCTAAGTAGGGTCATGCGTCCTCATATTGTAACATCCATTCTTTCATTCGGCTATTGAAGTTGTCAACTCTGCATTTACACTCACGATACTTCTTAAAGTCAGAGTATAATTTGCTACTCTGTCTCTCATACATATCTATCATGTTCTTATCAAATTCTTTGCATTGACCTCTTGGGTAATGTGGTTTACCTGTATTCTTTCTCTTTAGTTCACCTGCAAATAACTCACCCTCTGATAGTCCTAATGCCTTGACTACATCAGACCCTTTAGCTCCACATGCATGACAGAATATAAGGACATCACCATTAGATGCCTCTCTTATGGACATACTTGGGTTTCTATCGTTATGTACTGGACAGCAAGCTGTGTAGTTGTCACGTCCTCTCTTTTTGACTTTATCTAATGCGTTGAGAATGTTATCTAGCATATTTCGATCCTACTGCTTTTCTTATCTGTAAGTGTTTAATGTAACCCTCTACGTTAGGATGTATCTTGGTTACTGGTGCAGGTTTCATATCTGGCTTTGATTTGAACTTCTTGACATAGTTGTGATATGCCCAGCCATCCTGGAATCCTTTTTGTTGTGCGTATAACTTTAATGATCCTAACCATACCGCCCTATGGTCATCATCATACATCTCCACTGGTTTACCTTTCAATAGAGTAAGTTCTTCCTCTGTCGTTTTTATGACCTCGTGTATAGGTATCTCATAGCCACACCTACATCTTATGCCAATCATTATTCCACCGCACTGTGGGCAATCCCTGCTCTTTGGTTCTTTCTTTTCCTTTATCTGGTTACGCTCATCGTATTTCTTCTCACCGTCATCTAGTGACTCTGGCACGATATCCTCGGCAAACCCATGCGTAGCTACATTACCAGCATGGTCTAAGTAAACGCTAAACTCTTTGCTATCGTGTAGCCGCATGATACGACCTGTACGCTGTAGAAACTGTATCTTGCTCTGTGTAGGGTAGCAGTCTATAATACATGATATGTATGGTGCGTCAAATCCAGTGCCTAGTAACATGGAACAACTTAGGATCTTAAACTCACCTAGCTCATGCGCTTGGTAAATCATTTGACGCTCTTGTTCATCCATATACCCATCTATATGAACCGCTGGGATACCTGCTTTGTTAAACTGGTCAACCAGATACTTAGAATGCTTGACACTAGGACTAAATGCTATAGTAGGTCGGTTATATGCCAACTTAGTCCAGTTGATAATTATGTCACCAGTCAGATACTCACTATCACGCTCAATAGCTTTGCTTAGGTCTTTTGGATCATAATCCTTACCACCTGTAGGTAATCTCTTAGTCTTTACGCCTTTAGTATCTGCTTGCTGACCACCGTAATACTTAACTGGGCATAAATAGCCCTTATCAAGTAGCTGTCTGGTCGTAATCGGTACAATAAGATCATTGTATGCCTTACCCAATCCTTTGCTGAAAGGCGTTGCAGATAACCCAATAAAAGGCACGTTTGAGTATCTATCCATAAGCTCTTGTGTCGTCTTGTAATGCGTGTGACATTCATCGACTATAGCTAGGTCAAATTCAGGCTTTCTTTGCATCCTAGCGACTGACTGGATACTTGCTATTTGTATCAATGCACTTCTGTTTGTTCTTTCATGCGCTGACTGTATGACTCCAACCTCTACACCTGCATTATCAAATGCTGCTAGTGCTTGCTGGACTAACTTAACTCGGTCACAAAAGAATATACACTGCTTACCTTTATTAGCTGCGTTAATTAATATGGTCATAGCAGTAACAGTCTTACCGAATGAGCAACATGCACCTAGTATCGGTCGTTTGTTGCCTTTAGCTATGGATATCCTAAGTTGTTCTATCGCCTGTTCTTGGTGTGGTCTTAATTTCATAACATTCCCCAATGTCTTTTTCTAGCATTCGCTGCTCACGCAACCTTTCAATCCGTCTTAGATTCTCCGCCCTCTTGAGTAGTAACGGATGGTTTCTCTCACTTTTAGCCGACCTAGCTCTCACTTTTATCTCCATCTTTATCAATCGGCTTAATCTGTAGCTCATAGCCCATTGCGTTTAAACAATCTTGTACTGCGTTAATGTTTGGCTGATTCTTACCATTTAGCCATGCCAGTACAGTGTTATGATGATACCCTGCTTTTTCTGATAGTTGTTTAGCATTAAGCATCTGTTGTTGCATCTTTTCCTTTAGTAGCTCTTGCACTTGGATTGAACTCATCTGTATATAAAAACCTTTTTCTATACTCGTCTATGTCACCATTAATGACTGTGGTATATACCTCAATCAACGCTGGTACTGATTTTATACTTCTTACCCCCAGGTTATCAACTGCTACACCATGAACAAAATAGTCAAACATCGCTCTACGTAATTTGTCAGTCATTGTCATCTTATCTATGATGCGCTTTACCTGATCGAATGACAATTGACCTCTTTTCTGTTTATAGTGTTTCATATCTACCTCGCGTTTGGATTAAACTCGTGTGTGTATAAGAACCGATTCCTATAGTCATGCAGGTTATCGCTTACCAGGTCATTGACGTGATTTAAGTGAGGCTTTAATAAAGATGAGCTAACCTTAGTCTCTTTGATATTCTTACCCTCAACAAAATACATGAATAATGCTCGTTTGACTGAGTTCGTAACACATAGTCTATCAGCTATCTTGTCCATGTCTTGTAAAGCGATCGTACCTTTCTTGTACTTGTAGTGTGCCATTATTTTAAACCCTTAAATAAATGAGCTATAACGTCAACCGTCCAACCATTGCCTAGAACCTTTTGACATTGATTGTAACTTAGTGAGTCTGTATATCCATCAGGTACAGTTTGTAACCTTTCTAGCTCTCTACGTGTTAAGTATCTGCAAAAATCATCATGCTTTATTAATCCGCTATTTGGCTGCCTATCTTGCTTTACTGTCAAACAATACGCTTTATGGCTATCTGTTATGTTATAGCAACCACCTGTTTTACCACCAGTACCGTTACCATCATTCCACATTTTACGCCTGGATGGTGTGTTGTTAACTTTTGCTTCATTTAGTCTATCTTCATCATCATCTTTGATTAATTGAAAGCTAACATACTTATCCATTGGGTAAGCAACATCCCAGTTAAACCAGTACCATCTTGGTCTTTTTTGCGCTGATAGTAAT